GTTGGTGTTTGGGGTTGTACGGTCTGTTGTGCTTGTTGGAATATCGCACCACTTTTAGTCTGGATAAAATCTTCTATTGCGGAATCTATATCTGGAACTTTCAACATCTTGTATAAGGTTCTAACTCCTATCATTCCCATTTGTGCCAGAGTGAGTGCTTTATCCGCTATACCAACCTCATCCTTCGGAAGAGTAGAACCGACCTTTATAATAATTTTTACATCAGGGATATTGTCCCTAGAAACACTAACCCACTTTATCCCTTCTTCTCCAAGGATAGAAAACATCTTATCTTCGGAATAATAGAGTTTCATAAAATGAGTCATCCATTCTGCTATCTCGGTTAAGGCTCTTTCAAGTTGGCGAGAAATTAAATCTATTCTTCCTAGGTCTGCTTGTTTAAGAAGTTGTCTACCTTTAAAAGTTTCTCTGCCTTCTCTTTCTCCCCTGGTGGTTGAGTGCAATCCCCAGATGTTATCAAAAGAACTGCGTGATTCATTTAGGTCTTCAAATACATATTGGGGAAGTTGTCCTGGATTTATAAAACTAAGTTTAGTTGGATTGGCTGCATCTTTCCCATAAAGGATTTGTCCTGCGTCATTGGTAATCTGCTGTGCCTGTTCTTCCGACATTACATCTGAATCTATGGCAAGATTAGGATTGGCAACTTTATTTGAAACATCTTCTATCTGCCTTTTCCGGATATTTATATTATCCTGAATTGAAATCATCTGTGTAGCATAATCGGTGTTTCCGATAATACTATCGTCCAATTCAAATAAAGACTTAATAACAAAGGGTTTTGTCGGTTGCTCAAAATATCTTTCTTTTTTATCTTCACTCCAATATGGGTTTTTTTCTTTTTTAAGAATATTTCTTCCACAAGTCCAGACAACATAGTCATTTGTCCAAACTTCTTTGATTATAAAGTTTTGTTTTCTTGTCTTTAATTCTGCTGATTTATCCTTGCCCAATAAAACATCACTCGCTTTTTCTTTTCCGAAATATTCCTCTACTCCCGTGTAACTCATTTCCAAGTAGTCGATTATGTATTTGAGTTCACGGATTGTCTTTCCAAATTTAGGAACTCTTATTTTTCGTGGGTCTCTACTCTCAACGTCAAAATCGTCAATCTCCTTATTCCAACACAACTTAAATACTCCATATCTTTTTAAGATAATATCTCTAACAAATTTTTCTGCCTTCTCCTGCATCTTCACCCTGTTCATCTGAAAATTCAGTGCATCCTGAAGATTCATAGCGTTCATCTGTGAAACTTCATTATCCACATTTGATATACAAATAATTTCTGGAAGTCTGGAGGTGGCGATAGGAACGGTAGTTTCCGTTGCCATCCACATTCTATTTTCGACTGCTTTGGATTGTTTCCCTTTTATTCTTCCGACCTCTGTCTGATTTCCCAAATAATATTCAATATTTACTTCCGTCTGTTTCTTTAAAAGAGAATCTGCGGATTCGGATTCTTTTTCCCACGATTCAATTTGAGAAAGTAAAATTTCATCACTGACAGTATCGTCAAAAATTTCTTTTTCACTATCGGTCACCGTATTATTTTTATTTTCCTCCATATTCTAATTTTTCTTCTGCCTCGACTATTTTTTTTGCTACTTGTCTATTTGAACCATCGTATGCCATTCTTTTATAGAAATCATTTCTGTCTTTTTTTCTTTTTTCTCTTCCAATTTCAATTTTCTGATTGGCTTCTTCTATTTTTAACCACTCGTTTCTGTAATAGGTTTGGAATCCCGACTGACCTGGTTGAATAAGGTCTCTTGAAAACCTTTCTCTGTCAATTTTAACACGTTTTGACAAATAATAGTAGGGGTCGTTGTTTTTCTCCGTTATGTAACGAATAACTTTCCCTTTACATCTTCTACATTTAGCTTCAAACCACTGACCGTAAGAATTATCAACCTTAATAGCTGGTAAGTCTTGGTCTATTCCGCATTTTTTACAAAAAAAAGAAATTTCTGTCATTTTTTCAGATTTATAAAACCAGAGGGATTGCTTTTATCGGGATTAACCATCGCCCAAACATCAGGTCTGACCTCTTTAAGGGTCAATCCTTGTTTTGTTTCTATCGGCAGGTTACGAACCTCCTTTTTTTGCATCATACTCCCGCTTCTGAACTTCATTAACCAATAAAGGGCATAAACAGTGGCATCTACGAAGTCATCTTTATCTCCGTGGGGAAAAGCCAGCAATTCCTGAATCAAATCTGGGTTAGAAACGTCAACTAATTTCTGTTCAAACAGATGAGCCACCTGCATAAGACGGGTAAACTTGTCTTTGGGTCGTTTATTGTCTCCCATCCCCAACTCGGCCTCCGTTACCGGCAACCAGAGTTTTCTTCTTCTGGCTTCTTTAATTAAGTCGTCCTTAAATATCTTCTGAAACGCAACAGATTCAACGACAATACGGGAGTTTTGTTCCTGTAATTTATTTGTTTCCCAGATATGAATTATGCGTTCTATCTGTTCGGTGACATTCCAAAACCCAGCTTCAGAAAATATTTCCTTAAAAAATCCTTCATCGGTTCTGGCAAAAAGAACTATTGCCCTTCTGTCAGATCCAGTCCTTTCGGAAATAGCGGGGTCTATAGCCAGACAATAAGCATCCTTATTCCCCTTAACCACCACCCCTTGCAGATAATGGGGTTTAATCGGCTGTTCTTCCAGGGAAATAGGGTTGTTCTGATATTCCGCCTGAAACGCATATTCCCCTATTTCTCTTCTGATTTTATTTAAATTATCGGTAGTCCAAAGAGCTTCCCAAATGGACTTTCCGTCAACTAATGCCTTATATTCACGTTTGACAAACTCTTCTTTTTCCTGTAACTTACATATCAGGGAGAACTGATGGAGTTTAGTTCCGACATAAATTAAGGCTTGGTCTGGTTTTAAAGCAGGCAGGAGGGTTCGGAAAAACCACTGTTCCAGCTTATCCCTCTGTTCTTTGGAATAAATTATCTCCTCATCCTCAAGGTCGTCACAAATAATGACATCCGGCCTGAAACCTCTTATCTGGAAGCCCCGACCCTTAGCCCTCAAGTTAACCCCGTTTAAAAGGATGAGATGCTCTTCCGTCCACTTATCGGACTTGGACACCCCAAAATCCTTCAAAATCAACTCATTAGACTCCAATTCAGTCCTGACTATCCTCAGTAACTCCTTAGCCAAAGAGATAGTGGCGGAGACCAGGAAGACATCGGATTTCTTACCATATAACGCCAACCAAATAGGAAAAAAAATAGAGTTCAATCTGGACTTGGCAAACCCCCTAGGAGCAGTGATAAGCAGTCGTTTTATATCAATATCAGTCCTACCCAAAAGACCCATAATTTCCAGGTGAAAATCCGCAGATTTATTAGGAGTAAGATTAGACAAATAAGTCCTGACAAATAAAGGAAAATCATTCCTACAGGCAAGATACCTTTTCCTAGACAATAAAAGCTCTAATTCTTCAAGTAGAGCTGTTTTTTTATTTAAATCTGTATCCATAGTTTACTTCGTAAACATTATCCATACCATATATGTTATATATGAGATTATACTGGATTATATCAACTTTTTGCGTGATGTCGTTCATAATTTAACCATTTGCTTTTGCAATACCACACCACAAAACACTTAAACAGGATAGACCAATTATGTATTTTTATGGAAAAAATATGTGAGGGTAGTTGACATAAATATGAGGACACCCACGGGGGGCATATACCCCCTCTCTTTTTCCATAGGAATATCTATATCTAGGGAATAAAATGTTATTTAATATCTATCTTATGGACGTTTTGCTCTGGGTTTTTTACTTTTAGCAGGCTGATTATCTCTGCCTGTATAGCAAGCAGCCTCTCGTCAATCTGGGCGGGTGTTAGGTGTAGGTTGATACTGCGGGTCTCTGTTATCTCAGGACTGTAATTGCCTTTTATTTTATGGTAGATGTCTATGGCTTGATTGGATGCTGATATATTTGTACGTTGTAGTAGGTTCTGTTT